TTGAAGTGATGCTCCCATCCACTACCAGGATTTTTTAGGTTCCCTATGTAATTATTTAAGTCCTGTTCGACTCCTCCATTCAGTACAACAACGTCACCGTTATCGTTTCTCTTAAGTCTATCTTGAAGCAAAGATAACATCTGTTCAGCATTTACCGCACCAGAATTACTGATAGCTGATAGTGCCGAAGTCTTAATGTTTGCAGTCTCATTAGAAGACTTTAATTGCTTTAATTCTTCATTTAAAGTATTTATTTGTATGTCTTTCTCTTGAGCTGTTTTGTTGGCTTCTTCCCATAGGTCTTTCCATTGGCCTTGATCTTCAAGCTTTTGCTTCCTTTGGTCATCTGCTTTCTTGTAGACATCATCTAGTTTAGTCTTGATGCCTTTAAACTTTTCGCCTTCTTCAGCGATTTTGGCCTCCAAAGCAGAAATTTTACTTTCGTATTCAGCCTTAACACTGTCAAGGTTGGGTGCTTGTGGAGCTGGAGTCTCAGCCACAGGCTGTTCAGCAGGAGTCACGGACTCAGGCTGAATTACTCTTTCTTCAACCATAATTATTCAGAAAGTTTAGATTCAGTTTTTGAAGCTTTTGCCTTTGCTTTTGGCGCAGGTGCTTCTTCTTTTACAACAGGTGCAGGAGCAACAGTTCCATTATCAGCCGCTATTGCAGCCTCTAATTCCTCTGCTGTCGTACCATTGTCCATTTTTATGGAAGGCATAACAAAAAAGTAATACTTAACTATTATTGTAGTGTATTAAATGATTTCGGTCTCGTTTGCAGTAGGGAGAACTTCACCCTGTACCAAAATATCTCTAAATTCTTCTCTATCAATAACATTTTGATCAAATAAGGAAGTTAAAGCTGTTATATCCTGCCCAATAAGCCTCTCAATATCAAAATCACGACTAATTTTGACTTCAGGTGGCTCAATTCCTAAGTAATTAGCTGATAAATTAAATACCTTTTGTAATTTCTGTTCTAACTCAAGAGAAACCATTGAAAGCATCGAATTTGTATCGACACGATCTAAACGCCTCGCATCTGCTGATTCTGCTACAAATTTCTGTTGAGATAACGTGCTAATTCCTAAAGTTGCCATTTGAACCTGCAACTCTTGTATTTCATTGGTTTGAGCTTCAAATGCACTACTGGCTGGCTCGACATAATACACTTTATTTCCAGGTTGAGTTGCCATCGCATAGTTAACACTAATACTCATATCCTTGGTTTGATCATCCCAACCCTCTAAAACAAGCATTGGTTGAGAAGCTACATGCAAGCTATGAATTAAGTCAGCTTGACGCTGGAAATGGGCCAAGTTCAAGTACGCAATATCTAATAACGGTGGCTTACTTGCCAAAGTATCAGTCTTACCCGAATAAACACTAACTAAAGGCACTTCACCTAATGAAAACGCACCAGAATCAACTAATTCGTAGTCTTTTTCATTCTCTGGCCCGTCAAAATTACCTGAATAATTACTATCTTCTAAATTAATTAAATCTTTTTTAGGTGAAACCTTCCTATAAACACGATATTTTCCTGGTTCAATCACCCTAACTTGATCAAATACCTGTTCACCAAAGTCTCCTGACGGAACAACAGCTTTTTCAGCAATTCTTACTTGAATAATGCTGCCATAATTTACTTCTCGATCTAATCTCCAACCATAAATGTTAGTTGGATCAATCTCTATCCAATATGGCCTTCTATTTTGCGCTCTTTCTTCTGCCAGAGTTAATGCCCCTGTTGGTGCAGGGTAGTCCACTAAAATATGACTCTGACCATAGGTTAAAGAACAAATAAGTACTCTTCTCGCATATTCATCTAAATCCGATCCACAGCCATCAACATCTTTAGAAAATACATCAGTCCAATATGAGTCACCTATTAAAGTAATAGGTTTTCGCATTATTAAACCTGTTGCTGCTCTAATTAATCTCTGCGTATATGGTGAAAATACTGCTCGATTTACCCTAGATAAATAAGCTTCATAGTCCTCCCGTGGCTCAAGAGGAAGAAAAGCTTCTGAATTATCTCTTAAATATTCAGTTCCATTTGTAACGGCCTTCATAATTTCCCACCCTTTTACCATGTCCATCACTGCACGGGTGCGAGTAAATGGACTATCAGAACCACCTACACTGGTAGAACTGGTAATACTGGTACGAATTGGGCCAGGAACGGAGTACGTCACAAATCTTTCCTTTTAATAAATGGCCTCAATTAAGCAGCAGAAGTAATTGCTCCAGATGTTTGGAAACTTACAGAAATTGATTGAAGATCGCCTACGGTAGTACCGAAGTCAGCACTTGTAACGATTCCACTGAAGCTCATTTTCTTAGATCCTGAAGTGTCTAAAAACAACTCAAACTGAGCATCTCCAGCATCTTCTGTTACTAAAACATCTGCAAGTAAGTTTGCAGTTTCATTACCTGACGCTGCCGTATATAGAAAATCAACAGAACCACTACCAGAAATTAAAGATCCGACATAACTGCGAGATGTTCCTCCATGAGCAGTGCAATCTAATGTGTCTTTAGAAACACTAAGACTCCATCCTGTTGTAGATACAACTGCTTCCGTAGTTCCTGATGAATTTTTGAACTTAACGGAGCCTTCTTCGCCACGATAGAAAGCCATGATTTAACACAAAAATATGATTATAAAGATAGTTTAACCGCTAGTTTCCTTTTTTACAGCTTTTCCTTGTGTTTTTTGATCTAAATACTGCTGACATCTAGGATCCCATAACGCAGGATTTCTTTTCCCCTTTACTGCTTCAATTGCATCTAATTGTTCAGTTGTTAAAGACATAGCGTTACCACTTAGTTTTGTTAGCCCAGTATGCTGCACTCATCTTACCCTTTGCAATATTTTTTGCATGTCTAGCTTTAAATGATTTTCTTCTAGCTTTATCTTTTTCACTTTGAGGATTCTTACCTGCACCACTAACACCCTGTTGTCCAAAACGTATTAACTTAACCTCATCCCCTTCTTTTGCTAAGACAGCATGAGATTTGGTAGCATGACCAGGAGTTCTTTTGGGCTTGTTATACCCACTGAACTTCTCTTTACCTCTTGTAACACTCATTTTTTCTTCTTTTTAGCTGTTTTTGCTGCTTTCTTAAAATCGGCAGCAGTTGGCGCACCTTTTTCTCCTGGTTTTCTCATCTTTTCTCCACTACCAGCAGCAATACGCTTCTTTTTTGCCGCAATATTTGCATATAAACCCTTTTTCTTAGGTCTCCCCTTCTTACTTCCGTAAGTTCCTTTACCTTGAGGCATGATTACTTCCCTTTGGCTTTGGTTTTCTTAGAAGAAGTTTTTTTCTTCTTTCCTCTTACTTTAGCTAAATATCCCTCACATCTTTTCGTTCCAGCAGACTTTTTCATTTTTTCTAGTAAATTCTGTACCCAGTCTGCCCTAAAGTCTCAGGTTTTGCCAAATTGAACTGTTGTAAACATAAATAACCGAAAGCGTCAAAAGCATGATCAACACCAAGATTTTTATTAGGTAATCCCGTGTTTGGTGCATACGTCAATGTTCTGAGAGATTTTATTAGTTCTTTGCAACGTGGATGAATAAATGTTCTTCGAGTTCCAGTTGCATCGAATAGAGCTGTATTGACGGAGGTTATTTTATCCCGAATTTTCCAGGGGGCTTTAGGGGCAGAAACGTTAAACCCACTTCTTCGTAAAATACTATGATCAGTTGCACCGATTCCAGCAGTTTTTCTGGCTCCGCCCGTGGGGTCAGGACATGCTATTACTCTGCGATCCACCCCATATCTGCGAGTGACTTCTTCTGCAAAGTCCCATGTGGTTGCCCCACCTGTGAGCATGATTTCGTCAAACACATACAAGTTTTCCCCGTCTTTTACGGCGCAGATCCCTGACATTGGGTCTACGTTAAAGTCAACACCTAGAAGTAGAGGGGCGATGGATATGTCCTTTGCTTTTACAGAAATATTGTCATCGGAGAATGAGACTGCAACGAGACCCGTGAGATTCTCGAAGCTGGCCTCAAATTCTTGCTTGAATGTTCGAGCGTCTAGTTGTGCTCTTGCTGCTTCGACCTCTTCTTTTGGGACGTTTCCCCCGTCTATTGTAGTATAACTCCAGCGATTCCACTCGCCTGTGGGGTCATCTGGGACGTAGCACCATAAGTCGTAAAACCAGCTTGCCGTGCCATCGGGTGTGGAAATGAAGAGTGCCCATCCTTGTTTGTCGGCTAGGGCGGGTCGGATGACTTGGAACCAAACCTCTGAGTCCATGAAGGCGGCTTCGTCTAGGACTACGCCAGCAAGGCTTCGGCCACGGAGAGCCATTGCGTTTTCGGTTCCTTTTAGTTCGATCATCGAATCGTTGATGAGTTCTATTTTTAGATCAGTCTCGTTCTTAGATTTGACCCACTCTCTTGGGACGAGCTTCTTTATTTCCTTCCAGGCGATGTCTTTTGCCATGCGGTAGGTTGGGGCGCAGTAAAAGTAGGTTTCGCCTGGCCTTGCGATGGCTGCTTTGAGGAGTTCGATGCAGGAGAGGTATGATTTCCCGAAGCGGCGACCTGCGACTAATACACGGAAGCGTTTTTTATTATTGAAAACTTGGCCCTGTGCCCAACGTAAAGATAGGGGTTTTGTTTTTACGGTCATGTACTACATAGTAATCATTTTTTGTACCTTTACCCCCGTGTTTATCGACTATTTATCATTTTGGAGGTTATTATCGTTTTAGTAGTATGTGTTTCTGTCTGTGGCTGAAGCTATTTTAGGGGGCATCGGTGATGCGCTCGTTCCAGGGGATTCAGGGATTGTAAAAAAGAAGAAGAATCCTGGGAGGTCTGCGGCCTTGGTTGTGAAGGCTAGGCAGCACAGGCTTTATAAGAGGCAGTTGGAGGGATTGACTGTAAGGCAGTTGGTTTTGGATCATGCTGCGAAGGAGGGAGTTTGTGAACAGACTGCTTGGTTTGATTGGAGGCAGGTTAATGCGTGGAATGATGAGGATTGGCAGAAGGATCGGGAGAATATGATTGCAAGGTTGCAGAGTATGAGGGTTAAGTTGTTTGAGAAGGCTGTGAGAAAGGGGCAGCTTCAGACTGCGGCTCAGATTTTGGATTCTCTTGGGAAAGTTGTTGGGGAAAGTGTGGAGACTGTGAATATTAACGCTCCAGAGCTTGCGATTCGTGTTGAAGCGAAGCCAGTTGAGTGAAGGGGTTATTGGATTGGGTCGGTGGTTTCTTTGTTTATCGTTCTCCTGAACCACGACAAGGATACTACAATTTGTTACTACAATTAAGTTGTAAGAAGTTACAAGTTCTTGCAGAGACTAGAACTCATCTGTCTAAGAAGAAATTAGTTGCGATGATTATTGACAAGGACAAGTCATTAGTGTAGTATAAGTATGTAGTACATAAAGGCTTATTTATGGATTAATCAGTAGGTTACGGGGCCGATGATACACCTGTACTACTTTTGCAACCCTTCCCCCCAATACAAACTAAAAAAAAAAAAAAAAAAAAAAAAAAAAAAAAAAAAACACCAACACAAAAAAAAATCTCTCACTGGGAGAGATTTAAAAAATTTAATAAGCTTTAATTTCTTTTAGAAAAAAGTAAATTAAATAAGAAACACAGAACCAAACTACAAGAGATTCAAACATTTTACTTAAGCAGTTCTGATTTTAAAAGAGATAGCTGATGCAACTTTTTTCAAATCGCTCCAAGTTTCTCTGCAGTCTGCTTTTCCTTTTTCTGTTGCGAGTTGGTTTGCTCTGTTTAAAACATCTGACCAATCTTGAAGAGATTGAGATTTAACTCTGTCTTGAAGTTGGGCAGCCTTGCCGCTTAGTTGATCCTTATCGGCTTGTAGCTGGTAGATCTGAGCCAATAACACATCCTTGTTTAATCTTTTAGCTCTTACAAAATTTGCATCTGTAGGAGATAGAGAAGAGAGACGAGGAAAAGAAGTCATTTTGATTTGGTAAGCAGTTGATAAAATTTTTCTGCTTATCTGTATTGTAGAAAAGATTTTCTATTGTGCTACAAATAGATACTACAATATTGATAAAACTTAACATAAAAAATTAACCTGTATCACAGTAGTAATTATTAAAACTAACAGTAGTAAGACTCTACAGCTAACGAAAAACGAGCCAGAGAAAAGAGCTTTACAACGAGATACAGGAAAAGAAACAAAAAAGAGCCAGGATAATTCCCAACTCTATTAAAAAATTAATTAACTAATTGCCTTAGATACAGTTTGAACCGCATAGGGTGAACTGATTTCTGGCTCCCTTATTCCATGTAAAGAGCAAGCAAGATCAACGTGAGCAAAAGTTAAACTTTCAGTTGACTTTCTAAAATACAAATAATGTTTGCATCTTGGATCAGGTTTTTTAACATCCTTAAACCTGTAAGGAATAAGTGTTAATTTCTCCAAGTTGTACCTTTTAGACTGGGTACGTCTTCCTACTTTGTAAGCTCTCTCAGTTGGTGTTGAGTTCATACAATCGGAGGAAGTAATCAAAACTATTTGATTAAACTTTAGTTTTTTAAAAGTTTCGTACATTTTACTTAACTCCTAAAATTCTAAGTTTTGCTTGATTTGCTTCATGCTGGCTAATTCTATAACCACCAGTGTCGTGATCTAATTTATCAAGATAAATTTTTGCTCTATGGAAAGTGTCAAACTTTTCAATTATGTAAATGTCTTTTTCGTTAGCAAAACGAACTTTAAACACTCTGTCTTTTTCGTGGTGAATTACTTCATGTTCTCCGATTCTTTCATATTTGAAAATCTCAGAAGTTATAAAGTAAGTGCCTGATTCTGTGACTTTTACAGAGTCATAAGCTCTAGATTTAAAAGCATCCCTTTGACACTTAGAAAAGAAAGCGGGAAAAGCTTTCTTAATTTTTGAAATAGTTGTGAGCTGGTTAACTGTCATTTTTAGGTTATTGGTGGACCTTGTAGCACAATACCATAAATAAAAAGACTTTGCAAATAATTCTTTTCTCACATTCTCACTGAGAAAAATTATTGTGCTTTTCTCATTTTGTGATATTCTAATAGATGTAAACCTCATCTAGTCCACCCATGACAGACAGAGACTTTCAAAAAATCTTGGAAACGCTCCAAGTATTAGATACAGATTCAATAAATCTGTATGAACGCCTTCTTGCTATGAGCGAAACAGCTCTAGAGAGTGAAACAAATAATGTTTCTTTTATGAAAGAACAGCAAAAGTTAAACAAACTTTTTTCTGACTCTCTAAAAGTTCAAGAAGGAAACAACAAGATCATTTTTGAAACGCTCCAGCAAATTTTAAACAAGCTTGGAGGTTCTAAATGACTTTTCAGGTAATCAAAGAAAGACTGCCAATTTATTGGTCATCTTTTTTGGTCAATGGTGATGATTCAGGTTTGGAACCTGACGAACTGCCAACGATCCAGAAAACAATTCAATTCTTGCAAGACCACTATGAAACAAAATTATGGTGTGTCGATATGAAAGAAGATGTGCACTTTGAAAGAGCACCCCTTTTTATGAATTGGCTCTTAGATGGTGACTATGCCACATATATTTTTCACACTGAGGGATTGAAAAATGAATAAAGAAGACTCACTCTCATTTATTAGAAGTGAATTAACTAAGACACTTCTAGATGATCAAAAAAGATTAACAAAAGAGGAAATACTAGAAATAGTAATTTCCTCTGGTCGTTCTCAAGCATCAGCCTATAGAGACTGGACAGAGATAGAAAACGAACCAGTGACAGATTGGGATGACATTAGAAGTATTAGAAAACTTTCAAAAAATGGCTGCGACAATGAATTAATTTTTGAAGCCTTCAGAAAAGCAATTCCACTCTATCAAGATCAAAACAAACATCTTGAAGCTTGCGAACTTGCAGCTCAATTTGCAACCACCAAAAAACAACTTAGGAGTTTCTAACAATGGAAAGAACTTATCAAGTCACTTATCTTTGTGATTCATGCGATCCAAACCCAACAGTCAAAACTTTTACCGAGTGGTACGAAATGCAAGACTGGATCACTGAGGAAGTAGAAAACAGAGTTCAATTTTTTGTAGATCATTCTCCATATATGGTCACAGAAAAAGAAAGAACAGATCAAGAACAATTTGAGTATTCATTAATCCAAATCAAAGAGGTTTAAAAATGACTAACGTTCCAGCAATCACAGTAGGTCATCTAAAAGAAATTTGGAAACTACACAATGTTTCTGATGATGACACTATCGCTTTTCATTTTACTAATACAGAAGAGCATGACGAATGTAGAGAGATTGAATTTGATTGTCTTTATAAAAGAGAATTTGGAATCCTTATGGATTTTGTTCCTGCCAAGATAGAGGAAGACTAATGAGTTATCAATCCGCACTGCAAACGCTCCAATGGTCAACACATATTGACTTAGAAAATGGAGTGATATATGAAGACTGTTTAAACTTTGAACCTTCACAAGACTTGATTAATCGAATTAAAAAAGACTGGGAAAAGTTCAAAGAACAAATACTAGAAATTGGATTCGATCCAATAGAACACAGAAAAACTATTTTTGATTCTCACAGTTCTCAATATATATGGGACTGTGTAGCCCATGACTTTACGCTCACAAGAAATCGTCATGGAGCTGGCTTTTTCGATGGGGATTGGCACGAACCAATGGCAACCAAACTTACAGAACTTTGTAAAAAATTTGGAGAGATAGATATATATCTCTCTGACGAAAATTTATTGGAGGCTTACTAATGGACCCTAGAGAAAAACAGTTCTTAGAATCCTTGGAGGCTTACGAGCCAACAGGGGAGGAACTTGAGCAAATGAGATTAGATCTTGAAGCTCAAGACTACTACAACTCAGCATTAACTCCAGCTCAAAGAAATTCACTACATAGGAGCCATTAACTATGAAAATTAAAGCTATTTATGACAATGGAGGTGAAACTTTTGACCGTTTCACTGTTTACTATAACGAACCAGAAAATAACTCTTTATGGGCTGGCCGTGGTATGAGTTCAAATCCATTTCATCCGCAAGGATTTGGTCAATGGATTTCAGGTTGTTTAGGTAAGCACAATGGTAAAAAAATCAAATTTAAAGACCTACCTAAAGATTGCCAAGACCTTGTTAAATCTGATTTAAAATGAAAACAGTACATATATATTATTCCGATTCGAGGGCTTGTGTCGATATGACCAAGCCCGAGAATTTTAATGTAAAGTTCGAGCCAGGATTTTATTGGGAGCTTGAAACTTCACCGTGGGAAATGGAGGAAATTCAAGGATTGATACGAGCCAGAGGCTATGAATGGCAAATTTCCCGTATGAATGGCCCTTTTGGTACTAAAAATTTAGCTCTTTATAGTATGGAATTTCGCTTTAATCGTCTTGGTTTACCGCTACCAAGTATTGCCTGAAACGATCCAGGTATCTTTCTTTCGCTGCTATTAATTCGATTTCATTTAATATTTTTACTTCTGGTTCACCTGATCTACGGGCAACAACTATGAATGCACCTTTTGGTTGAATGCCTGTGAGACTGGTGAGACCGAGTGCATACGCTCCACATTGATCCTTAAATTGAGCGTACATTTCCTCGCTTCTTTTATTGCGTGAGGTTTTCCAATCCACTATGAATGGCCCTTCACCTTGGATGTCCACCATGCAGTCACACGTTCCAGCAAATCCTTGGGTGGAATATTTTGGGGTGTAATGAATGGAAAATTCCACGGCATGAATGGCCGTAACGTTTGCTTCTATAAAAGTCCGTAGACCTCTGGCGTAGCCACTAG